ATCCTGATTCAACAGTCTGCGAATTTCACACTAAAAAAATAAGACGGCAAAAAGTAGTTGGTAAAAAAGGAATTGCTATTTTTAATCTTCACAGAGGATTTAGGAGGTTTGTATTTGAAAGTGGAGACCCTATGGCAAAGCTAATTGAAAACAAAAAAGATGAATATTACCCAGACTGGTGCTTTTGAGTTATGGATAAGCAGATTTAAGGATAGGGATTCAGTATTTGGATAAAAAAATAATATAGTATGAATTTATTTACTCAAAATAAAGATTTAAAAAAAACTGGTATTTATGGCTGGACGCTACCCGCTCACTGGGTGAAATTAACAGACGGGACTAAATTTAACACTTGCCCAAATGCGGGTGTTTGTGCTGCTTTTTGTTATGCAAAAAATGGGACTTTCATGTTTAGCAACGTAAGGAAGGCGCATATTGAAAAGCTTGAGTTTGTCCTGAATAAAAGAAATGAGTGGATTCAGGCAATAAACCAAGAGTTGAAACTGAAAAAATACAACGGCAAATTTATACGCATACATGATGCAGGTGATTTTTTTAGTTTGCAATATGCAATGGACTGGATAAACTTTGCAAAGGAAAACCCGCAATGTATTTTTTATACGTACACAAAAGAGGTGTCACTATTCAAAAATATTGGTGTATTACCTAAAAACTTTATTACCATATTTTCTTTTGGTGGTAAAGAAGACCATTTGATAAATAAGGAAACTGATAGACACAGCGATGTATTCCCTAACCACAAAGAAATGATAGAGGCGGGTTACAACGACATTGGAGACGATGATAGCCAAGCTGCAATGAACCTAAACCATAAAGTGGGATTATATAGGAATAATATAAAACACTTTATTAAGAAAATGGGCGATAAAAAATTCAGTGAATGGCAGGATGGTGAAAGACCGCCTAGGGATAAAAAAAGTTAGTTTATACCCACTATATCATACATTAACCTAAATTATACCAGATAAGGTATGAAAAGTCATTCAGATAAATTGAAAAATAATTTTTATAAAAATGAGTGAGGGTAAAAAATGCAAAGTTTGTAAAGTTAAATTTGAGCCTAAAAAGCCATTGCAGATGGTTTGTGGATATGAATGTGCTTTGACCTATGCAAAGGGTAAATTAGCGGAACGTCAGGCTAAAGAATCGAAAAAAAGGCAATCAGAGCGCAAAGAATCCCTAAAAAAGAAATCCGATTATCTCAAAGATGCTAAAAAAGTATTTCAACTTTGGATTAGGAAAAGGGATTTTGACCAACCTTGCATAAGTTGCGGATGCAAAGAATCAAATCAATGGGCAGGTGGTCACTACTTTAGCGCATATCCTTTTACTGGATTAATATTTGAAGAAACTAATTGCCATAAACAATGCAACTCTAAATGCAATAAGTTCTTGAGCGGAAACTTAACTGAATATCGAAAAGGACTAATTCAAAGATACGGAATCGAATACGTTGAAAATTTGGAACGGCTATCAGAAACGCAAAGAACAAAGGCATGGAGCAAAGAAGAATTAATCGAAATGAAAAAAAAATATCTTAACTATCTAAAAAATTATTAAATTTGTAGCTAAATTCACTAACTATGGAAATCACAAAAGACAATTCAGGATTAATTTTTAAAAACACTAAAAAGTCAGCCGACAATCACCCCGACTACAAAGGTATACTAAAAATAGACGGCAAAGTAAAAGACATCGGACTCTGGGTTCGCAAAGACAAAAACGGAGTTAGCTACTTTGGAGCTGCTTTAACCGAGCCTATGCAAAAAGAATCTAAACCAGCGGATGCAGCAAAAGACGATTTGCCATTTTAGTATGAAACCAAACGAAATAGCGCAAATCGAGTTTATAAAGGACTGTCTTAGAAAAGGAGAACAAAGAAAAGACATATTACAAAAATTTACAACTATTTACAAAGTAGGTGTGAAAACTTTTGATACTCGATTAAAAGCATCTAAGGATGCATTAGAAAGCGAATTAGGGGCTATTTCGGAAAAAAGCAATAAGATAGTTCAGGAAAAGGTAGATGAGTTTAAAAACCAAATTCTGACTGTTTTAGAGCGTAAGGCATATTTAACAAAAATAGTAACAGGTGAAGTTGAAGTTCCGTTGCCGATGCAGATAAGAGGCGAAGTTATAACCGTTCCAACTAAAGCTAATGTAAGAGAACGGATAGTGGCAATAGCGGAACTAAACAAAATGGAGGGCGATTATGCAGCTACTAAAGCAGAAATCACAATAAATAAACCAACCATAATTGACTGGGCAGGAGAACATAATAACACCAACACCGAAACAACGTGAAGCGTATCAGATTGCAGAAAGTAATCTAATCACACTTTACGGAGGTGCAATCAGAGGTGGCAAAAGTTACTGGGGCTGCTTAGCAATTATTACCTATTGTTTTAAGTATGATAAGTCAAGATGGCTAATACTTCGTGAAAACTTACCTACAATTAAAAGAAACTTACTACCAACACTTAATAATATTTTAGATTCAGGATTTAGACAGTACATAAAGTCATTTGACATGCAGACTATGACTTTAACGTTTACCAATGAAAGCCAAATAGTTATAATGTCGGAGGGCTATGATACGGATAAAGTATTAAACAGATTTAGAGGATTAGAGATAAACGGAGCATTTGTAGATGAAATAAACGAAATACAAGAGGCAACATTTGATAAGTTAATAGAGCGGTCAGGGTCTTGGTTTCATTCGCCAAATTGCCCAACAAAGATTTTAGCATCCAGCAATCCAACTAATGGATGGGTAAAACAAAGGATTTATGAAAAGTGGAAACAAGATAAATTACCTAATGGTATGGCTTATGTGCCTGCACGAATATATGACAATCCATTTATTCCTAAAGAATACTATGAATCGCTTAAAATGCTTCCAAGATACCAATATGAGGTATTTGTTGAGGGTAATTGGGATTTACAACTAAAAACAGGAGGTGAGTTTTATAAGTGCTTTGAATTAGATAAACATGTAGGAATTGCAGAATACAATCCAAATTTACCTATTCATATTAGCTGGGATGACAACGTAAATCCTTATTTACCTTGTGGAATATTTCAATTAGAGGGCAAAGTAGTCAAAATGATTGATGAAATAACAGGAATAAGCCCAAATAATACAGTCAAATCAGTATGTAATGAGATTATAAGAAAGTATCCTAATCATTTATCGGGATTGTTTGTTTATGGAGATGCTACAGCAGAAAAAGAAGATACTAAAATGGAAAAAGGATTTTCTTTTTATCGCTTAATACTTGATAATTTAAGACAATATAAGCCACAATTAAGGGTTTTAAAATCAAATCCAAGTGTAGTTATGAGAGGCAATTGGATAAATACTATACTTGAAAAAGAAATCGGAGGTATAAAATTGATAATAAGTGAACATTGCAAAAACTGTATCAATGATTTTGTAAACACAAAAGAAGCTGCAGACGGCTCAAAGAATAAAGAAATGGATACAGACCCTAAAACAAAAGTAAGGTTTCAGAAATATGGTCACTTTACGGATTTAACAGATTACTTATTGTGTTCAGCCTTTATGGATGACTTTACAAGTTATCAACGTGGCGGAGTGGGAGCAAGCTGGACATACGGAAAAAATAGACCCTCAAAAAATAGTTATTAAAATAAAAAAAAGTATATTTGCACTATGGCTTATATTATACTTGCTGATTATTTACGTACGATTCAAAATACGAATCTTCAACAAATAATCGAATCAAATGACAGCATTAGAACTGGTTCAGAATGGGCAGCAGAAGCGGAAGGAATTAGTTATTTGCGACAAAAATACAAGGTAGACAATGAATTTACCAATACTATTCAATGGGTAAAAACTAATCCTTATTCAGCATTTGATAGGGTTTATTTAGATGCTCCAGTTTACATTACAACTAACACATACAATATTGCTGATTATTCGGTATATAATGGCTCTGTTTATGTTTGCAATACCAATGCAACAACGGGAACATGGAACGCTGCAAAATGGGATTTATTAGGTATTAGGTATTCATTGTTTTACGCTTTGCCTCCGTTCCAATTGTTTGATTATAAAAAGTATTACAATGTAGGAGATAAAGTGTTTTATAATAATTGTGTTTATAATTGTTTACAACAGACTAAGACTTTGTCTCATGACCAAGCTATTCAATACGGGACTTATGATAACATACCTTTGCTAAATGTGTTTCCTGACGATACAGTTAATGGCACACAATATTGGCATAATGAGGGTGTATATATGGTAGATGCTAATACCGATATAACAAACGAAGGATTTTGGAAGCAGCAAGACAATAGAGATGCTCAAATGGTTATGTATTTTGTAGACATCACTCTTTATCATTTGCACAGCAGGATAGCACCTCACAATATACCGCAATTAAGAATAGACAGATACCATGCAGCGATTAGTTGGTTAAAGATGTGCGCTAATGGGGAGGTTACTCCCAAATTAGAACCTATTCAGCCTAAAACGGGCGGTAGAATTAGATGGGGAAGTCAAATAAAAAATATAAATAGCTACTAATGGCAGATAATTTTTTTACAAGAGTTAAAAACTATGTGTTCCAAGTTGATGAATCTTCATGGAAGCCCGTAACATCTACCGATAAAGATAAAACTAAAAACTTATCATATTCACTTTCGCCAGTTCAAATACAGCGATTAAGACATGATATTCAAATGTGGCGTGAGGCATGTTCCGAAGCAGAAAGACCTTTGCAATTTTTACCGCAAAGAGTTAAAATGCAAAGAATGTATTTAGATGTGGTTATTCAAGGTCACACATTTGCGTGTATGCAAAGGCGAAAATCGCTCACTTTACTTCGTGAGTATAATTTTGTTAATGCTAATGGTGAGCCAAACGAAGATATAAACAAGCTATTTAATCAAAAGTGGTTTAATGAGTTTTGCAATTATGCTTTAGACGCTCAATTTTATGGCTATTCTTTAATTTCATTAGGCGATTATATAAATGATGCTTTCCCAAAAGTATCAATTGTAAGACGTGCAAACGTAAGCCCTGACCGATTAAATGTTTCACCAATACCTTATTCAACAACTGGACCTTTATTTTTAGAAGAACCTTATAAAGATTGGCATGTATGGGTAACTACACCAACAGAGCATGGAATTACTCCATGTGGCTTTGGTTTACTTTATAACGTGGCTTTATATGAGATATACTGCAGAAATATATTAGGGCAAAACGTAACGGCTGCGGAATTGTATGGAATGCCAACAAGAGTAGGCAAAACAACTAAAACAGAGGAATCAGAAAGAAGAGAATTACAAGCTGCGTTATCTGACATGGGTTCAGCTGGTTATATCTTATTGGATATGATGGATGAAGTTGAATTGATGGAGTCTTCGCAAACTGGAGCAGCCTATAAGATATTTCAAGACCTTGAAATGAGGTTGGAAAAGAAAGTAAGTAAAATTATTTTAGGACATGCCGATGCGATGGATTCAACTCCTGGCAAACTTGGCGGAACGGATGGCGAAAAAGGTGCAGCGGCTTTAGCCATGCGAGATATTCAGTCAATTGACGGAGCATTTATTGAAGATATTATCAATGGGTCTTTGTTGCCTAAAATGAGAAACTTAGGAGCAAATATACCTGAAGATGTGAAATTTGAATTTGCTAATAACATAGAGGAACAAGAGGAAAGAGATTATCAAATTGGATTTGCTAAAAAAGCAGCTGATTTAGCGTTAACAATGTCACAAGCTGGTTTAACAATGGATGCTAAGTATTTTGAAGAAGTCACTCAAGTGCCAACTACTAAAACAGCAACACCTGAACAAGTAGTAGTAAATAGAGTTAAAAACAAACTAACTGAATTATACAAGTGAACTATTCAGACAAACAAATAGAAACGCTTATAAAAGGTATTTGGACGGGTAAAATAACGCCTGAAAAATTACCAGTTGATTTGTATAATGCCATTTCATCTTATTTAGAAAAAGGGTTATTCAAAGGATTTGGCGGTGACTTAACTGACTTTTCAGGAAGTAAGTTAGAATTGTTAAAAGAATTAAGAGAAAATGTTTATTTGTTTTCAGGTGCTAAAACTTATCAGACTGTTTCGGCTATTTCATTAGTCAAAGACGATGAACAAGTTTTATCATTTAGAGATTTCAAAGAATTTGCTATAAAAGAATACGACCTATACAATAAAACATGGGCAGCAGCAGAATATGATACAGCAATAGCTAATTCGCAAAATGCAGCAGCGTGGGCTAAGTTTGAAGAAGATGCGGACATTTTACCATTGCTAAGATATTCGGCTGTAATGGATGCTAATACAAGCGAGATATGCGCTCCACTGGATGGGGTTGTTTTGCCAGTTAATGACCCGTTTTGGGATAAATTCGCACCAACTAATCATTATAATTGTAGATGTTTATTGGAGCAATTAGATGAAGGCGAAAAAACAAGTAAAGAAAAGGCTGATAAATTAGCTGAGACGGTAGGTAGTGAAATGAATGATGGCTTTAAACAAAATGTAGGTAAAAGTAAAGACTTATTTGGCAAAGACCATCCGTATTTTGATGTGCCAGCAAAAGATAAAGATTTAGCTAAAGAAAATTTTGGATTACCATTACCTGAAGATATATGAACATAGCACAAATTATAAGCGGATTAATTGAGCAACGCGAGAACGCTCAAATAGCTCATTGGCAAACAACAAGCTATTCAGAACATAAAGCAATCGGTAAATTCTATGATGGATTAAGCGATTTAATGGATTTATTTTTTGAGACTTATTCAGGTAAATACCAAAGACCAGTAATTGGAGGGTTAATGAATATAAGCAAAAGAGAAAGCACATTAATAGTTGATGAAGTGTTTCGATTGGCTCAAAATGCAGAATACGAAGTATCTAAAGATACAGACCTGCTGAATATTTTAGCGGATATTAAAGGATTATGTAATCACACTAAATACTTATTAACATTAAAATGAATTGGAAAGAATATAAATCTCAAGGAGTCCAAAGTGTAGACATGTGTGCAAGTGTAATCTTTCAGCATAGAAAACGTTTTTTACCAATAAAAGCTATACATTTGTACCCACGTATGTATGAACAATTCAAATCATTTACCCAAAAGAATTTAGGTCGTGATTTAGAAGATGGGGAGCAAATCACTTTTGATTCAGTAGAAATTGTAAAAGGATATTCAAGTCAAACAACGCCTTTAGTTATAGAGATGTTTCAAGAAAACTTTAATATACATGAAGCAGTAAAAAACATGATAGGCAAAGCATGAACGGTTTTAATTTCGATAGGGTTATTGCTAACTTAGATAGAGTTAAGAAGACATTGCCAAAAGTAATAGGCAATGAAACGCAACTATTTTTCAACTCATCATTTAGAAATGAGGGGTGGGATGGCAACAAATGGCAAGACCCAAAACGAAAAGATAAAAAAGGCTCAAGTTCTCGATTGAGGTCACAAACATTAGTACAATCAGGAACATTAAGACGTGCTGTTGCTCGTAGTTTACAAACTGCTACATGGGAAAAGATAAGTTTTGAAGTAAAAGACGTTGCTTATGGTCGTGTTCATAACGAGGGTCTACCAATGAAGAACGGACAAAAAATGCCACAACGTCAATTTATGGGCGATAGTAAGAAATTAAGAGAGATTCAATTAAGTAAGATAAAATCAGCATTCGATAAGATATGGGCTTAAGGAATATATTTGAAGATGTGATTTCAGTAATCAAAACCAATACGTCTATTGATTATGTAAGGGTGTGGAATGACCAAGTATCTTTAATGGAAAAAGGTGAAATATATTCATATCCTAATTTAGCTTGTTTTATCGAAATAGTATTGGCTAAAAATGGATTAGGATTAGGAATAGTTGGTGGTGATATTAATATCAGATTTCACATAGTACATACTGAATTAGATGCGGGAGGTGGCACAATGGAGCAAAATTTAACTGTATTTCAATGGAGGGATGAACTTATAGATAAGCTAACTTATGTTGAAAATGGCAGTCTTTCAGGCTTTCAATTGGTAGGTGAGCAGCCAGACTATTCTCATTCAAACGTATATCATTATGTAGTTGAGTTTATAGCACATTACATAGATACTACTGGAGATGTGACT